AAGGGTTCCGGTAACGTCAGCCATATTGCCGAATATCTGGGCAGTAGTGTCGGCGTTAGCGCCCATCAAGTCCATGACGCCAACTAAGGCACGAACATTGCCAAATACTTGTGCGGCGGCATCAGCGTTACCGTCAAACTCTGTAGATAAAGTTTGTAACGTTGATAGCAAACCTTCTTCTCGCATTTGGGTTCTTAATTGTTCAGAGGAAAGCCCCATACCTTCCAATGCATCTTCAGCCTGCTTGGTTGGCTTCAATAGCGAAACCATAATAGAACGGAGTTGTGTCGCGGCTTCGTTCGCGTTTGTACCAGTCCTGGACATCGATGCGAAAGCGGCACCAACCTCATTGAAGGAAACGCCCATCGACGAAGCGACAGGCAAAACACGACCCATCGAACCAGCGAGTTCGTCAGCTTCTAACTTACCTTCACGAACGGCGGCGACCATAACGTCAGTTGCGTCTGTGGCTGAAATAACATCTGATCCGTAAGCATTCAAGGCTGAAGTGGCCAGGTCGGCGATTGTAGCTGTGTCTCCTAGCCCTACGGCGGCGGCTTTAGCTGAGGCGGCAAGGACATCAGTAGCTTCTGCCCCTCGTAAACCGGCAGATGTAACGAAGAACATTGCGTCAGCGAGTTCTTTAGGCGCTCTAGCAGTTTCACCGGCTAAACCTTTAACATCTTTCGTGAAACCTTCAACAGCGTCAGCAGATAGCCCCACCAGGGACTGAATCTTAGTCATTGACGATTCAAAACCAACCGCTGATTTGACAGCGGCACCAGCAACTAACGCCAATGGAAGGGTCAAGCCCTTCGTCATGGTTGTGCCAGCTTTGGTTGCTTTTTTCCCGAAGTTGGCTAGGCCTTTTTCAGCTTTAGCCAACTCCGTTTTCATCTTGGTAGCGTCGGCGGTTATGATCGCTTTGATCATTGTTGTTAATGCCACTTTTGCTACCTCCTACGGCTTTTGCTTTTCGCTTTTTCTATTTGTCTTTTATGTTCGTCAGCTTCGATCTGGTAAAGAGCCGCCCATTCTGTGATTTCAGCTGAACTGATACGGTCTAGGAGTTCCGCAACAGTCATACCTAAATCTCTAGCTAAACGGAAATAGAATCTTCTTTCAGGTTCTACTCGTCCTCTACTATCGGCGAAACCGAGGAGTCTTTTCCCGCATCATCAACTGCGCCTTCAACAATCCCGGCTACTTGTAAGCAGACGTTTGAAAGGCGGTCAAGAACGGTTGAAGATTTCTCGCCCAATAACCATTCAGCATCATCTTCCTTGAATACTGGGTCACCAGTTTCAGGGTCGTAAACACAAGACACCAACATGCCACCCCAGAGGGCTTCCATCTTGTTATCTTCGTCGCTTGTTAATGCTGTAACGATTGCCGAACGTTGCGATCCGGTCATTGATCGGATTTCAACTGTTACTCCCCATTCAGGCACCTCTACTATTTCAGATGTGCGATCCTGAGCTTTTCTAATTTTATCTCGAATGGACACTATGGTCACTCCTTCGTTTAGTTGTTATTTGATTAGAACGTTGTGCGTGTTACGTTTCCGGTTACCTGTAAATCTGCACTCCAGGTCACTACATCGCCAACAGAAGTTGAAACGCTGTAGTTGGTCAGGATTGCTTCGCCGGTGTATTTTATATTTCCACCAGTTGAACCTGCTGGTCCGAAAATCCAAGTACGGCTAGCTGGCTCGGTGCCAATCATGTAGCCGTCAAGTGTAGCGTCCCATTTTCCAGAGATAGAAATTGTAGCGTCGCGCAAACCTACGATGTAGGACTTTGAAGTCGCACCGAAAGCGGTAGTCTCTGCTGTTTCTATTGTTTCTGGAAAGCTTACATCGTCACAATATGCTGTGATGTCGCGAGCTGTTCCACCTGTGTCGTCAAGGTTTACATACCCTGATTTACCATGTACAAATGCCATTGTTGATTCCTCCTAGAATCTTGTTGCCGCCACCATGAAGGTGATCGAACCTGATGAACCGGCAGTTGAAGCCGTCACCCGAAGGTAACGGTTAATAGTTCCGGTTGCTGTTTTGATTTCACCGAGTTTAGTTGAAGCACCAACCACCGTGAAAGTAATTAGATCAGCCCACGACGAGTCGTTTGCTGAATGTTGAACTTTTATTGTTGTGTTTCCGTTCACTGTGTTCGTTGGAACGTGAAGTGTTGCCGCTGCTCCGTTTGCTGATGAAGCGGCGTTATCTACTGAGCTTAAAGCGCCAAGCGAGCCGTAAGCGATACTGGCACCTAGTGTGAGTTGAACTCCTCCGGTCAGTCCCAGGGTCAAGTTGCTTGTCGAACCACTGTCTGATTGGAAATCAGCGCTAATTGCTGAAATGCCAGAGACAGGAGTTGTAACAGCATAGCTAGTTTCGTGTGCCTGGCCGATAATTGCTCGACCACCTATTGCGGCGGTTCCTTGACGAACGGTTACAACCGGCGTGGTTGTTGAACCGAGTATTGCCTGGAGTTCTTCGTCTACTCCGTCTGTGTCTTGCGCCCACATGCCACCTAAGCTTAATGAGCCGTCCTGTAATCCGGTGATATAAGACTTCGATGTTGCACCGAAAGCAGTTGAATCTACCGTTTCAGTTGTGGTGCTTATATCTGCCGAATTGAAATATGCGGATAGGTCAAATTCGTCTAAGTAAACAGCGGTGTCTTTACCTGCGATGAATGCCATTAGTCGTCATCTCCTGGTTCTGGTTCTGGTTCTGGTTCTGGAGCGACTTTGCCTATTGGTGAAATATACCCGTCGTCGATGAGCCATTTAACATCTTTAGATGTAGCTTCAAACGATTCGCCGGTCTTGTATTCAATATCCTTGATCGTGACACTAGCTTCTCCGGTTACTTTATATCTCGGCACTTGTCCCTCGCTTCTTAAAATTGAGCATCGCAAGAAGGGGCATCAAGCACCGATCACATAGGATACTCGGACACTCTGGTCACTACGGTCTATGTCAAGAGTGTAGACGTTAATTCCCATACTGTTGTGACGGTTAAGTAATCCCAGGAATACCAGGAAGCAATGGCCAGGTGAAGCCTGAAAAAATTTGAAAAAACCTGATTAAAAGTAGCGTAACTAGGTCGGGTTAGGGTATAATGTTCTTATGAAGCAAATAATCACTAGCCAAAAAAAAGGAGAAGATTCTGAAATGGCGAAAACAAATAAATTCATAACTGCCCATTTGAAGGGAAATGCCCACTACTGCTTTGAAGTAGATATGACCGAAAGCGGTGATAGCTGGTATCAAGACGGTTTAGCTTGGCAAAGGGTACAAAAGAAATATGAGGCTCAAGGTTGGACCAAGGAAGTGGCTGACTTCGTGGCTAACTACGGTTCAGATATTGAGCACTCATTAAAGCACGATCTAAACATGAATGAAGAGACTTTGGCAGATGAAATCCACTACGGAAACGTCTCGGAAGATATTGACTATCTAGAAAAGCAAATTGCAGGAATAGAAGAAGCATTAGAAATAGTGCGGAAGGAGCGAGCGTAATGGGAATGGACGTATATGGGCAAAGCCCTGAAACAGAGGCTGGGGAGTATTTCCGAGCCAGTGTATGGGGGTGGCACCCTCTATGGAATCTGTGTGAAGATAAGTTCCGCACAGTTGCAAGCAAAGTTGAGTATGGGCATAGCAACGACGGTGACGGTTTAAGCGCTGACGATGCGAAAGCTTTAAGTCGCATGATAAATTCTTCTATTGAGAATGGCACAATCCAAGACTGGATCGACCAAGACAATGCGAGAAAAGATGCTTTGCCACGCAAGGCTTGCCATTGTTGTAAAGGTGAAGGAATCCGGTGGGACGAAGTTGGAACGAGGGCTGGGCAACCTTCTAGGGAATTAGACCCTACTGTCGCCGTCATAGTTGGCAGAACTCACGGCTGGTGTAACGGCTGTGGAGGTTTAGGCGACCAAGAGCATCACGAAGCAGGTTATAGAATAGATGTTGAGTTCGTTCAAGAGTGGGCAGACTTCCTTATTGACTGCGGAGGTTTCAAAATCTACTAAATATCCCCCCAATAGAATTGCCCCATCGCTTTTACTCCCTTTTTAGCGGTGGGGCATTTCTTTTTTAACTACTCTCCTCAAACAATTCAGGATTAAACATACGGTTCGCTGGCGTGTCTGGACCTTCCCTTGTGAAATCAGCGTTATATATTATGTCGTGTATCAGTTCTTCCTGGTTTCGTTCTAAATTTGTCATTGTAATTGCCCTCTCACTCTTAATATCTCCTCTACTAGCTTTCCTATGTCCTTAAATTCTTCAGCTTTCCATTGGTAACCCGTGTACGACCTTAAAGATTCTTCAAAAGAATTAAACCCTCTCGCTCCAGTCTGTAGTGCCATATCGTCGATCATGTTTATTGTCCCGTGGTTCTCTGCGAACCATTGGTTAAACGCCCTCGCCCAAACCTCTATTGGCTTTTGGGTGTATTGGTACCATGCATCATCTAAACCTGCATGAACCTTCAAATCGGCAGTAGCATTTGACCTTTTGGCAACTTGTAGAAACTTAATTGCCGCTCGGTATTCTTCCGGCAATAATGCTACGTCCATTGTTGCAATCTCTACACCTGGCCCAGCTATTCTGCTCGCTTCCCTAACTGCTTCATTCATAAAGTAAAG